TTTATTGTCTCAAACTCAAAGAGTATGATATTTTACATTAATTTAATTAAAAAAATATATTAAAAAATATAGTTGTGTGTTTTATCTCTTGTGGAAAACCTGTGGAAAAGTGTTGTTTTATTAGGGAAAACTAAGATAATAGTGTTATTAAATCCTCATAAAACTTCTTATAAACCCTTCTAAGTCTTGTTAAATCCCTTCTAAGTCTTGTTAAATCCCTTTGCTTCTTGTTAAATCCCTTTGCTTCTTGTGAGTTAAGCGAGCATGATATCACAAGATCGCAAAAATGTCAAGACCCCCGACACAAAAATTCACAGACCCATACATAAGAATTTCAAATCTAGTCGAGAACCTTATATATAAGTTCATAATCTCGACGAGAAGCACAATTCCTTGCATCTAGTCGAGATACATGTTATAATACACAAAGTTACTCACCAAATCTCGACGAGTATTATGTACGACGATTACGATCTCGACTATACATACAGCAACGATTACGCAGATCTCGATGAGTATTGTGCGCAAGATGCATCAGATCTTGACGAGGATTATGCACGGGATGGGCAAGATTATCAAGATCTTGCATATCGCCACTACGCATGATATAATCAGTACAATCGCATCTAGTTCTTATGATCGCACAAAAACGACGGGTACGTGTTGTTCTGGACATCGAGTGTTATGATGATCTAGACCTAGAGAATATTAATTGGCGTGAAGTACTTGAATTGGAAGGTGATGAGGAAGTATACTCTACCATAAAGGACTTCGACCCATTCTAATATTAGGTGTTGTGACAGTTAAAAAAATGGCACAAGGATAATGATCCCTGTGCCATTTTGGTCTTATAGTGACGGAGTTCTCAACAAAACCATCATGCCTACCAAATTTTACATCGAAGAAGGACACGGTTGTGTATACTTTTCCGATGGTTATGAATTGTTTTATGCTCCGATCAATGCTTATGGAATCTTTGATTTGGAAGAATCCGCTCCTGTAGACTTTGCGGACTATGAGTCGCCAGAGGATGAAGCACAACTCCTGCAGATTCGGGACCTGCTTATGCCAGTTCAACAAGTGGCATAAGGGTCTGGCACACTGCCCAGATTCCTGCCATACTTCAATCGTTCGCCACACATCACTGACATGGCAACTCGCTCACGCATTGGACTCGAACTCGCTGATGGTTCGATTTTGTCTGCATATCATCACTGGGATGGTTATCCTGAGTGGTTGGGTCGTATTCTCAAGACTCACTACAATACCCGTGAGAAAGTAGAAGAATTGATTGATGGTGGCGACATGTCATCCTGCTGGACTGAACTGCCCATGGATCACAACGGCAACCCGTCTGAGTATGGTCCTAACTACTATTCTCAGCGTGGCGAAGATTGTCCTCCTCGTCTTGATGTAGATATTCTTGGATATCTGCATCCTGATAAGAGTGAAGAGTATGCTTATCTCTTCAAGAATGGTGAATGGATTTGCTACAATATGCACCAGTTTGATGATAGCAAACTGCCCGAAATTGTTGAGATTCCTTCGGCAGCACTAGCAGTTTAAGAACTGGCACAAGGGGGGTGGAAATCCCCCCAGTCACCGACTACACTACATTTGTACTTGAGGATTTTCACTCATGTCAATGGTCTGCGACAATCACCACTTCTACAACAATCTTGATCGTCATGATGAGATCATGAACGCTTGTAACTGGCACGTGGATTTCTACAATTTCATGGCAGGTCTTGCTATTGTTGATGAGACCCAGCGTCAGCAGTATGAGTACGAACTGACTGAGTACCTCTGCTACGACGTGTGACGGTCTGACAAGTGGCACAAGGGGTCTTGTGAAACCATGAGATCCCTGCCATAATAACTTTGTTCACTACTGAACCACCATGGACTTCGACACCTTCGACACTTCTCTCTGGGATGAGATTCGTGAAGCACCCGGAGAAATCTTTGACATGGACATTCCAGAATTGCAAGATGAGCAGTTCGATGTCAATGGTTATCTGAACGGAAACTACGACTACTGATGACTCTCACTTCTCTCACGTTTGAAGAACTGGATGCTCTGCTCGCACTTATTGAGTTCCACGACGATTGGGATGAGGTAAGTGAAATTGTGGGAGCAGATGTCAATGCTCTGTATGAGAAACTCTCTGAAATGCGGGATGAAGTCTGATGACTGAACTCAAAGAGTATCACTTCACTGACGAACAAATCGACTTCCTTCTACAAATTGTGCGGAACAATGCACAATACGAAGAGGACGAAGATCGTGAGTGGATGGAAGAACTAGCAAATCAAATTGAAGATCAAATCGTCAATCATCCCACCAACGACTGATGTACCGCACACTTGCTGAACTCAAAAAATCTGTTGAGGATCTGATTACTCAACAAGGTAAAGATGCTTCCTGTGCATCTTTTATCTTCACCAAGAACGATGTGTTCTATTGGGATGAAGATTATAATGAGCAATCTATGAACTCTGATGATACTGATGAGGTTCTGAGTGAAGTTGGTTCTTGTGATTACATCTACGAAAGAGTAGGTGAGATCATTGATGATGAAGTTCGTCGAGTTCGTAACAAAGTTGCCTCCTGAATCATGACCAACAACACTAAGACCTGGACTGACGATTTCAGCGGACTCATTGAGAAGTATGCTGAGTATGTAATGGACTGTATGGACATGAAAACCATGGAGCAGTTCGTGTTCGATACTCTTGTCGAACAGTATAATGGTTACAGTGAGGAGGAACTGATTGGTGAAATCAGTGAGTATTATGGTGATGAATGGTTTGCAGATCATGGTGTGGAACTGAAAGAAACTCCAGACAGTTTCTGAAGTGGCACATCTAGTCCTCAGCAAGACTCTAAACTGCTCTAGAATCATCTAGTTCACCTCAAGGGAGGAACCAATGACCAAAGAACTTCTAATTTCTCAACTTCGTCAAGGTACTGATGGGAACAGCATCCTTTCGATTCTTGATGCACTGTGTAATGGGATGGACAGCAGTGAATCTAGTCAAGATTCTGTGCCAACCCTAGACGAGATTCAATTCTAAACTCGACTAGATGTGCCACATCATCTAGTGGCACATCACATCTAGACGAGATTCACACCATCAACTAGATTGCACACATTGCAATCGAGATTCATGCAACAAGCAACAGTCACACCAATCTCACGCAAGGCAAAGAATCGTTTTGCCAACCTGATGGACAGCAATCCTCATTGCATTGTCGAGCAACACAAGAACGGAAAGGTCTTTGTTGCATCCCAGAACAGAAAAAACTTTTTCTGGGCAGCACTTGACAAAGATCCTGACTGGATGATAAGATTCTAACACAAGGGAGGAAGGGGTTTGCCTCCTGCTTAAGATCCTAAAGTCACCCAGCGCGAAAGAGAACAGATAATCCTAGCATGGATACAGGTGATGTGGGTTCTAAGGATCGGGGTGGTGCCCGATCCTTTTTTATGCTCTGAATATAACGTCACTGTTATGTTGTTTTGGTTTCTCCACTCACATCTATAAGTATTAGGTACTGCATTGTGCCAATCCTGCAAGTGGCACAAAGGCGGTTGTGGTGGTTGGTTCTGGTGGGGCATCATTCCCTCAACGGCGCACCACTGACGCCGACACACCCACATCACTCAGATGTCCACCACTTTCGACTTTTCTGGTTTCTCTGACGATCAAATGAAGGCGCTGGTGCTACTTGCACAGCAGCAACTTGAGTCCCGTAAGGTATCTTTCGATGATCAGGTTTCTGTTGTTCAGCAGCAGCGGTTCAATGAGCGCATGAAAGAATTGGAGCGCAGTGTTGCTCAAATTGAAACAGTCAATGCTGCATTTGAGGTTTGCTTGAATGAGATTCTGGGTGACATTAATGAGTCCCGTTGGATTGTATCCCAACTTGACAAGTGCCGCCGTGAGAATGACTTCCGCCGTTTTAATGCAGTCTACTTTAAGTACCGTGGCAAGGATCTTAAGGTGGAAGAAATGCTCCGCACTTTGGCAGCAATTTATCGCCTGAAAACCAAAAAGTATAGCAATTCCTGCCCTAAGTACAGCGACCGTGCTATTGTTCGCCATGAGATTCGCTGCCCTCATTGTGGAGAATACGCTGCCAAGTTGGTTAAGTTTCTTGAGATCAAAGGCATCAAGTGGGCGGATCTGTGACAATCGGTTAAGTGTCCACCACGGGGGCGGCAAGCGTCGCCCCTTGCCCTTATACTGATGGAGTCAACGGCACCACACCACCGCCATGAACACCACCCGAGTCACCATCACCAAGGTCTCAGGCAACGGTAAAACGGGACCGATCACTACCACGCGCACAGAGCGCCCATCATGTCCAACAACTTGTGCCCTTTATAATGCAGGTTGTTATGCTACTTTGGGGCGTGAGCGTATCCAATGGGATCGCCTTAATCGTCAGGAAACTGGCGTAGTTTGGTCGGAGTTTCTATCACAGATCCGCCGAATTGTTCCCAATGGTGCTCTGTGGCGGCACAATACTGCTGGGGATCTGCCACACAATGATGGTAACATTGATTACCTTGCCCTTAAAGGTTTGATCAATGCAAACAAAGGGAAGAAAGGTTTTACCTATTCTCATCACATTCTCAACGATCATAATGTGATCGCTCTACAGAACGCAAACGCTCTGGGATTCACTGTTAACGCATCATGTGAGTCAGTTGATGATGCTGACCGTGTGATGAGTGAGTATAAGATTCCTGCCGTCGCGGTTGTTCATTCTGAAGAAAAGCGTCGGTTCTTTACTACAACCAACGGCCGCAAGGTTGTAACTTGTCCCGCAGCATTGCATCCTGGTAAAGTTACCTGCGCCACCTGCGGTTTGTGTCAACAATCCGACCGTGAGTTTGTGATAGCGTTTCCTGCACATGGCACCGCTAAGCGTAAAGTTAATGCCATTGTGACAGTCTGACAACCTGCACAAGGGGGGCACCACCGCCCCCCACACTGCGCCTATACTGAACAAGTCAACAACGGAGGCACCAATGCTCACCGCAACCCGCCATCAGTTCTGCATCACCGCAAGCGTAGACAGTAGCGCATTCTCTCAAGTTGCTATTGTTCCCGCGCAGGATGGCACCGATGCCTATGATCTGCTGGTAACGTTCAACAATAACGGTAAGGAATACCGTTATATTTTTGAGGATGATGCTACCGCTGAAAAGTGGTTCTATCTTCTCAGCAATGAGGATGATAAAGCGGCAACAAGTTGGGGTCGTGAGTTTCACCGTGCTCTGAAGCATGGTGATATTGAAGAGATCGAAGTCTGATCCTAAAGTATAAAACAGGGGGCACAATCCGCCCCCTTTCTTTATACTTTTTTCGCCATTATTTCAAGGCAGGGTCGGTGTCGATCTTTGTCGTCAGCAGTGCTACCCCGCACCTCCTTTGATTGTCCCCTTATCCTACAGACCCATCAGACCCAATCCCGCCACCCTGTAGACGGTTTAACCACTGGCACACCCCCCTGTAGACGGGTCGCCCGTGGTGCCTGTAAGATTCTCTCAGTTCACCACACCACTCCGATGAACTTTTCCACCCTCACCCGCGCCGCCGTCCGCGCCACCCTGATCCAGCAAGGTCCGCAAACCTGCTCCGACATCGTGCGGGGCATGGGAATGGATCCCCGCCGCCATAAGGGCACCATCCACGCCGTTATGGTGGACATGGAGCGGGAGGGCATCCTGGACGCCACCCGCAGCGACAATGGCAAGCGGGATCTGTGGTACATTATCCCTACCGCGATCCGTAAGCGGGATCGCCTGATCGCTGCCCTGATCGGGTGATTCTCACGGGGGGCACCACCGCCCCCCATCTGTGCTACACTTATTTCAGTCCACACCACCAAACCATGTCCCGCCCAAACGGATACCTGCTCGCTCTTCAGTCCTACATGGATCCCGACAATGGTACAGTTACTTGGAACAATGCACGGATCACTGCTAAACTACTCAAACTCTCCGATGAGTTTGTTGTAGAGTACGCTCACATGTATGGTGAGCGTATAGACTTCGGTGAGTTTAACGTCTGGGCACGTAACCTCATCTGATACAATACGGGGGAGGGATCAAACCTCCCCCCACCACCACTAACAACAACTCTCATGCGCTTTACTCTCCCCCTTCTATTCTGCATTCTGACTCTTGGGATTGGGTGGAATGTTGAACAGTCTGCCCGCGCCACAATCAACGAACATCAGGAAAAAACCGCTGAGGCATTCTGTCAGGTTAATCCTTCCTACTGCCGCTGATTATCATGGCACTATTCTCACAAGCATCAGACATTAAAACCCGCCAGACTGTATGGGTTGGAACTAATGTCGTCAAAGGTAACTCTCAGGCAAACTCACACACTCGCAAATGGGATTATGATGGTTTGAGTGCAGTAGAGTTAGCGTATCTTCACACTGATTATCACGGTAACGTTGATCCTTCCTGAGTTATGGAAACCTTTCTCACCCCTGATGAGATTCTCCAGTTAGTTTCGACTGGAGTGTGCAAACTCTCCGATGATTTGTTGGTTAGGATGACAGAATCTTATGAGGATTCTGATTGGTACAATGATCCTAATAATGTTATGTCAAAGCATCATTATTGAGTGTCAATTCCTCTTTTTTTCATCATCATGACCATTGCAACTTTACATTCTGAGTGGCAACTTGCTTTTGCAGAATGGCATCGACATCGTACAGATGAGTGTGCAGATGCAGAAAAAACTGCGAGGATTAGTTATCTTTCACTCATTCGTGAAATGAGAAAAGCAAAGGTAAAGGCAAAAATCTAGTCGAGAGCGCACACATTAATCTAGTCGAGAGCGCACACATACACATCTCGACTAGATTATACACATCATCATTATTCAATCATGAACAACAATCAAAAACAAATTAATTCAATTGGTTTCACAATCCGTTACTTTGCTCCTTATTCCCAATCCTGGAACTTTCAATCCTTCACTACAATTGAACAGGCACAGAGAATGATTCAATTTTATAAGTCTTGTGGAAGTCCTGCTGAATTAGTTACTTGGTAGAATTATGATTATAAAGTATAAGAATAAAGAATAAATCTGAATTAGTTCTTTATTCTTATACTTTACTAGATTCTGTATTCTTTACACTACCTTTTCAGGATTGATTGTGATTCTTTATGGTCAGTGGTGTGGTTATTCTAATCACAATCAATCCTCAAAGGGCAGTTATTCTTTATACTTTGCAATCCTAATCAGTTCTTTATTCTTTATACAAACTCTAGGCGGGGTTCCCTCACCTCCCGCCCTCCAGGTTAGGTACGCTCCGCTCCCCGTTCTGTATCCGTTGCTACCGTTTGGCAGATTCGACCCATAAGCGTCCCTGATCAGATGAGTTTGCCGTTTGGTATCAGCGGATACCGTTTGGACCTTGTGGGATCGCCACCGATGCCGTAGGTTTTATGGGTCGTCAGGGATCGCTCCCATGGTTTCCACCGTCTCCGCCACTGCTGCTGCTGCTGCCGCCGCTGGTTCGCCCGTAGTGGGTGTGCCCGATACCCTGAGCGCCTACGATCGGGCGCTGGCCATGGTGCTGACGGATCTGCTGTGCCGAGAGTCTGCCGCCGTGGTGATCTGTCGGATGCAGGATGACGCAGAGGGATCGGAGACCCTGCGTCGGATTGTGCGCCACGGTGGCGAATCCGCCTGGTTGATCTGCGACACGCTCTGGAATCGCCTGTAACGGATTGTGAAGCAGGGATCGGTAACGGTCCCTCCGATGCCCTATAGTTCTCTCAAGCGGGACGGGGATCCCGCGCCACACCTAAAACCGATGACGAATCTCACCGCTGAAACCTGCTTCGATTCCGCTGAGTTTAATACCTATTGGGAGGCAGTGTCTGCCGAGTATTATAAGCAAACTCATGACGATTGTGCCTGTCTGGATTCGGGTTGGTATCTTGAAGTCATCCTCGAAAACTATAACAACGGGTGGGCATCTTTTCAGGCAGTCGATGACATTATGAACGCCGAACCTTCTGACGCTGAGATGATGTCAGCGTTCGGCACTAAGTGGCATGATGGACTCTAACTAGGCACACTGGGGGAGAGTTAATCTCCCCCCTTAAGTTAATCAAACCTCACCACACTTTTCTGCCATGCGTATCACCACACCGATGCACTTTTCTGAGATCTTCTACTTTAATTTCAACCCTAAGTGTGCAGAATGGGATGAGATTCTGGGTCTTAGCGTAGGCAAACTCTACGCTGGTTTGTATAACAAATCCCTCAGCATTGGGGTGCTAAATGCAAACGGGGCACTTGAATCTAAGCGTGAAATTAAGGTCCGAATCCTGCCCTAATTAGGTACACTGGGGGAGAGTTAATCTCCCCCCTTAAGTTAATCAAACCTCACCACACTTTTCTGCCATGCTTTCCACCTTCGATGTTAATTTCCAGCGCCGCCGTGATGTCGAGCAGTTCGCTTTAGATTCACTTGAGCGGGGAGGATTAAAGGGAGACTATAGTGTTGCTGAGGCAGAATACCACTGCCAGGGTTATGCTGGTGAGGGGATTGCACCCCGTGACATAGTGATCTCCTGCACGGTTCGGGTAACTAAAGCAGGTGGATTGCGCTCCGACTTCAAACTAAACGGCAAGCGAATCGCCGCCCATAAAATTGCACTTAGGTTGGGAGAGTTGGGCGCCTAAGTGTAGACATTACGGATTGTAACGTGGGCGGCGCTGGGTCACGGTGTCGCCCACCGATGCCCTATAGTGTCTTCAAGCGGGACGGGGATCCCGCACAACCCACCACACCGATGACCGCCACCACTACCCGCCGCAGCGCCGCCGATCTTATCGCCCTTGGCGCACTGGGCGATGCCCGGACCTTTACTGTAGTTTGCAAGGGGGAAACTATTACCTTTGAATCTACTTTTATGGATGACACTGCCTGGGATCTTATGTATTACGTGCCCGGCAACTTCGCCCGTAGTTTGTATCAGGCAGAGAATCTAAGTGAAAAGCAACTCGCTTGGGCGCACAAATTGGCAGTGGATTATGCTGCACAATACGCACCCCAGAATGATAATAAGGTCTCGCAATTTGAGGCGCTATTTAATGCGTTTGAGGCAGCGAAGGCGAAGGGTGCTAAGCGTCTGACGCTGCGATTCGCTGGGGTTAACGTTAAACCTAATAGGGATCTCACCGCTCTATGGGTTACATCTCAGACCGAATCTGAGATGGGAGAGTATGGCATGAAACCGAAATACCTTGGCAAGGTAACTAAAACCGCACTCGATTCGCGCCTCTCCGATGATGTGAAAGCAGTGCTATTAGATGCTGCTAATGATCCCCTTACCGCTGCAATCCGTTACGGTAAGGTGAGCGGAGAGTGCTCATGCTGCGGGCGTGAGTTAACCGATCCGCAGTCAATCGAGCGTGGGATTGGACCTATCTGCGCCACTAAGTTTGGTTGGTGAGTGACACTGGGGGAGGCGCAATCCTCCCCCCTATCTTATTCGTTCGTGTTTGGCAGTTGTTTATACTTAGCGGGTGCATTATTCGTTCGTGTTTGACAGTTATTATATCGGGGGTCGGGGTATATTAAAAAGCAATGGATCCCCTAATCTATAAACGACCCAGATCGACCGATAAATATCAGACTCCTCAAAAAATTCCGGAGGAACTATATAAGTTGAAAAAGTAAAATAAAATACCTCAGATGAAAAAAAATTCCGGAGAAGAAAATCAATTACTACAGGTCGATCCAATTACGGGGGAGTATTACATTACAATTCCTGAGTGGATGGTCAATGAAGTTTCTTGGTACGAAGACACCGAAATTTCAGTAACTATTGAAGGTTCAGAAATCATACTCAAAGAAAAAACAGAGGATTGACAACTACATACATAATGTTGTATGATACTGAAGTAACTACTTTCTATTATGGCTAAAGGATTTACAGTAAAAGCAGCAAAACCACCAAAGGCAGAAACCCCAGAATGGGACTATGATGCCGCAAGAGAAATGGTGAGAGGAAAATCAATCGTATTCTGTCTACCAGGACGCGGAGTTTCTTACACCTACCTCAAAAATTTTGTACAACTTTGCTTTGATCTCGTCCAATCGGGAGCAAGCATCCAAATCTCTCAAGACTATTCATCAATGGTAAACTTTGCAAGATGCAAATGTTTAGGAGCGAATGTGCTGAGAGGACCTGATCAAATTCCCTGGGACGGTAAACTAAATTATGATTGGCAACTTTGGATCGATTCTGATATCGTATTCAATACTGAAAAATTCTGGCAGTTGATTCTAATGGACAAAGACATTGCTGCAGGGTGGTATGCAACTGAAGATGGTTTCACAACCTCAGTAGCACATTGGCTAGAAGAAGACGATTTCCGTACAAACGGTGGCGTCATGAATCATGAAACTGTTGAATCAATTTCAAAGCGTCGTAAACCATTTACAGTTGACTATACTGGTTTTGGTTGGGTTCTGATTAAGAATGGTGTATTTGAGCATTCTGAGATGAAATATCCATGGTTTGCTCCAAAAATGCAAGTCTTTGAATCTGGAGAGGTTCAAGACATGTGTGGAGAAGACGTATCATTCTGCCTCGATGCAAAAGAAGCAGGATTTGAAATCTGGTGTGATCCTCGTATTAGAGTCGGTCACGAAAAGTCAAGAATTATTTGATCTATGACAGAAACTTACAGTATTCTTTGTAAAGGAAGAAAGATATACACAAATCTTTCAGAAGAAGAATATTTCAATATTATGGAGGACCTGTCGATTGAATTTTATCAGACGGGTTCTCCCAAACCTGAAGAACTTGAAACTGAAATTATTGGAGACTAATTATGGCAAAAGCATCTACTGGATCAAAGCGCACAGGTTCTTATGTTCCTGGGCCTCCTAAGAAAACAAGGCAAGGTGATGGTGGTGGCACCAAGTATGCTTCCACATCTCGTAATAAAGCTCGTAAAAAGTATAGAGGACAAGGTAATTGAGCACACTCATTGTTAATCTTCCATCTCAAAAAGTATGGGTTCGTAAAGAATACCTAAGAGACCTTGAAGACGGACATGGTGAATTTATTGAGGGCGTTTGGGTATCGGCAAAGTCCATACCTGGACGCGCTTTTTATTTTGAGACTTATTTACCAGAGTATGGTGCTCTTTATGATAAATTACCAATATCCGCATTTGTCTCGTCTCAAAGAAAACCAGATCCAGATTTAGACCTTCCAAATCTTCAATTTTGGAACTGTATGGACTATGGAGTACGTTGCGTAGTTAAACAACATATCTCAACCATGGATTTTGAGGTCTATACACGTAATTTTGGTCTGATGAAAGGTCAATATTTGTTCACTTTAGACAATTATCATGCAGATCAAGACTCTATTGATACAAATGTGAGTGAAACACCACAAGAACATAAGTCTCACAATTGCATTATGCTTGAGAATGGACAATTTTGCCTGTATCCAAACAATAGAATGCGTGTTTATGACCTATCAATTACTCCAGAATGTCCAAAAAGACCAGATTTTAAGGTTTCAACACGAATTTTTCAGGTTGAAAATGGTATTAGATGGGGTAGATTGGGTGATACTGACGAATATTTTTGGGAAACGACCCAAGAAAAAGGAAAATAAATAAATTTTTTAAAAAATAACAATTGGAACGCTTTTCGATGGGTAAACACCTACTACTAGAGGTGTATGATGTCAATTTCGACCTAATTAATGACGTTGAATCTCTACAAAACGTCATGATTAGAGGAATTGAACGCGCAAAAATGACTATTTTAAACGTATTTTCGCATTGTTTTCTTCCGCAAGGGTGTACAGTCGTAATTGCACTCTCAGAAAGTCATGTTTCTTGCCATACATGGCCAGAAAATGGATGTATTGCAATAGATGTTTATACTTGTGGTGAAGGAAATCCAAAATTAATTGCCTTAGAATTGCTAAAATACCTAAATTCCGACAATTATAGTCTTAGAGAATTAGATCGTTAAATAGACATAGGGAGATAGCAACCTCCTTTATAAAAGTTCTGTTTTATGATATAAAACAGGAGCTAAAAATGTCAAATTTGCCCGTAGATAGAGACGAAAATTACATGTATGAGATGTGGGGAACTAAAAAATTAGTCACTGACTATAATGTTCCTCAGAAAAGAGTAATTCAAGAGGTCATGCATGATGTGGCGCCGAAGCATGATTTTAAAAAACAACTTGATTTACATGAAAAAATTAGAAATGATGAAGATTATGATGATTGGGAATATGGGACAGAACCATCTTTTGGAAATCCTTGGAAATTTTAATAAATAACTAAAGAATTTAATTATCAATGGCATTCACTAGGATATCTAAATCATTCAAAGATATTAGTTTATCCTTTGATCCACATCCTGTTACAAAGGATTTACCAGTTTTGATTAATGAAAGGGCCATTATGCGCTCAATTCGTAATTTGGTTCAAACAATACCAACTGAAAGATTTTTTAATCCTACCCTTGGATCAAACGTTAGAAAAAGTTTATTTGAATTTGTTGATTATGCAACTGCTTCTACTATACAAGATCAAATCATTGAAGTAATTAATAATTATGAACCAAGAGTAGATAATGTAATTGTTCAAGTAGATCCAATTCCTGATCTAAATGAATTTGAAATTACTGTCACATTTAATATCATTGGTCAAGAGATACCAACCCAACAATTTTCATTTATTCTAGAGGCAACAAGATAAAATGCCTTTTACTAAGTTCACCAATTTAGATTTTGATCAAATCAAGACCTCTATAAAGGACTATCTTCGTGCAAATTCTAATTTCACGGATTTTGACTTTGAGGGGTCTAATTTTTCAGTTCTTATTGACACGTTAGCATATAATACATACATTACTGCATTTAACTCTAACATGATTGTAAATGAGTCTTTTTTAGACTCTGCAACCATTAGAGAAAATGTAGTTTCACTGGTTAGAAATATTGGTTATGTACCTAGGTCAAGAACCTCTGCAAGCGCAGTAGTATCCTTTAATGTGCAACCTAGAAGTTCAACGTCAACTCTAACCTTACAAGCGGGATTAGTTTGTACTGGTTCAGCAAGCGGAACTTCTTATGTGTTTTCGGTTCCAGAAAATGTAACAGCATCTGTAGTTAATGGTGTTGCATCTTTCAATAATCTCAAAATTAATCAAGGAACGTTCTTAACAAAGCAATTTACAGTAGAAACATCATTAGATCAAAGATTTATTTTAGATAATTCTTTTATAGACACATCATCAATTAGAGTTTATGTAAAAGGAGTCAATGATACAGGACTTGGAAGACTCTATACACTTGTTGATAATATTTTTAATGTAAATTCTAACTCCGAAATTTATCTGATTCAAGAAATTAAAGATGAAAAGTATGAAATTCTTTTTGGAGATGGAGTTTTTGGAAAAAAACTTGAAAACAATGCGTTAATTACAGTAACATATATTATTACTGATGGTAAAGATGGTAATGGTGTTAATTCCTTTACATTTGCAGGTTCATTTAAGAATGAAAATGATTCAGTTGAATTGCCAAATAATCTAATATCTGTTAGTACCATTCAATCAGCACAAAATGGATCAGATATTGAAAGTGTTGATTCAGTTAAAAAATATGCTCCTCGTTTATATTCTTCACAATATAGGGCAGTAACACCTAGAGATTACGAATCTTTACTTAAAACAAAAATATATCCACAAACTGAATCAGTATCTGTTGTTGGTGGAGAAGAACTTGATCCTCCACAGTATGGAAATGTTTTCATAAGTATTAAACCAAAAAATGGAACCTTTGTATCAGATTTTGATAAACAACAGATAAAAAATAAACTTAAGCAATATTCAATTACTGGAATTAATCCAATAATTACAGACTTGAAAATACTTTATGTTGAAATTGATTCTTCGGTTTACTATAATTATTTTCAAGTAGCAAATAGTGAAGATTTAAAGACAAGAGTAACTCAATCTTTAAACATATATTCTCAATCATCAGATTTAAACTCTTTTGGTGGTAGATTTAAGTACAGTAAAGTATTACAGGTAATTGACAATACTGATACTTCAATTACATCAAATATTACAAGAGTTATTATAAGAAGAAACATTAAAGCACTAATTAACTCTCCTACACAATATGAGATATGCTTCGGAAATAAGTTTCATATAAATCCGGAAGGTAAGAATATCAAATCTACTGGATTTAGAATTAGTAATAATTCACAAGAAACTGTGTATTTTACTGATACTCCAAATAAAAATTCCGATGGATCATTGACTGGAAAAGGGACGATTTCTATTGTAAAAGAAACTCCAGTACTAGTTGGAGTAGCAACTACATCAAATATTAAGACACCAATTGTTGTTCAATCTGCAGGAACAGTGAATTATGAAACTGGAGAGATTTTACTCAATCCACTTAACATTACTTCAACAAATTTAAGTCAAGATATTATTGAGATTCAAGCTTTCCCAGAATCTAATGATATCATAGGTTTAAAAGATCTTTATCTAGTCTTTGATATTTCAAAAAGTAAAATAAATATGATCAGAGACGTTATTGCTTCTGGAGATAATGTATCTGGAGTAGTATTTTCTACAAGTGACTATTACAGATCAAGTTATTCAAATGGAAGTTTAAAGAGGATATAAGATGGCAAAATCTGATTTTGAATCTAGAGTAAAAATTCAGCAAATAATTACTAGTCAACTCCCCGAATTTATTTTAGATGAAAGTCCAAAAACAGTAGATTTTTTAAAACAATATTACATATCTCAAGAGTATCAAAGTGGTCCAGTCGATATTGTAGAAAATCTTGACCAATATTCTAAACTTGACAATTTAGTTCCTGAAGTTATAGTTGGATTTACATCTTTAACAAATGATATTTCTTCATCAGATAAAACAATTCAAGTTTCTAGTACAAAGGGATTTCCAAAGACTTATGGATTGTTAAAAATAGATGATGAAATTATTACATATACTGGTATTACAACAAATACTTTTACAGGATGTATCCGTGGTTTTTCAGCTATCACGGATTATCATAAAGACTTAGAATATGAAGAATTAGTATTTTCAACCTCAGAATCAAATTCTCATTTAAAAAATTCTTCAGTAAAAAATTTAAGTGCTTTATTTTTACAAGAATTTTTTAATAAAATTAAGTATACTTTAACTCCAGATTTAGTCGATACTAAATTTGTAGATAATTTAAATGTAGGTAATTTTATAAAAGAATGTAAGACTCTTTATCAATCAAAAGGAACCGAAGAATCTTTTAGAATTCTTTTTAATGTTTTATTTGGAGAAACTCCAAAAATAATTAATTTAGAAGATTTTTTAATTAAACCATCAGCATCAACATATGTAAGAAGAAGAGTAGTAGTTGCTGATAAAATTTCTGGAGATCCTTATAAGTTAATAGGTCAAACTATCACAAAAAATAATGATCCATTAACTACAGCATCGGTATCTGAAGTAGAAATAATTAATAGAAAAGGTAAAACATATTATAAACTTTCACTTTTTCTTGGATATGATGATTCTTTTCCAACAATTACAGGATCTTTTAATGTTACTGGATCAACAAAAAATACAGACTATGTAAGTATTGGTAGTTCTGTAATTAGTGTAGATACAACAATCGGATTTCCAACTTCAGGAATTCTTTACTCTGGAAATAATGAAATAACTTATACAAATAAAAGTGTAAATCAATTTTTTGGTTGTTCTGGAATTACTTCTGGCATATCAACTGCATCTCTAATTTTTTCAGATGAAACTTATTATGGATATGAAGATGGTGACTTAACAAAAAAAGTTGAAATAAGAATAACTGGAGTTTTATCTAGTTATAAAACATTAGTTACAAATTCCCCAATTAGTGTTGGTGAAAACATAAACGTAAAAAGCGTTGGTGAAGTTATAAAAAATACAAATATTAATCCATCTTACAAGCAAGTTTTTGCAAATAGTTGGATTTATAATACAAGTTCAAGATATCAAATAGATTCATTCCAAACTGGACAAATATCACAAGTTACTTTAAAAAGTGAAATTGATAAATCAAGTTTAAAAGTTGGAGATGAAATTGATATTTTGTTTAGAGATTCTCAAACAATTGTTAAATCTAATTTAAAAATAACCTCAATTTCTGGGAATCAAATAACTACAGACAGTGGATTTAGTCTTTCACCGAGTTTTGGCTATGATATTAGACGAAAAATTAAAAAAGCACTAAGTTCAAATGTTGGATTAGAGTATGATTCAATTTTACCAGATGTTTTAAATGTTTATAATGAAAATAATGATAATATGTATGTTGCATCAAATTCTTTACCATCATACCAAATAACTAAAAATATTTTTTCTTATAATGCATCTAGTGTTACAGATCAAAATGCACTTACATTGTTATATTCAAAAATTGTTTTTTCAGAAAATATTTCATTTTTAACTGGAAATGAAGTTTATTATAAACCTTCAAATTCTCCAATTTCAGGACTGTCTGAAGGATCATATTATATTCAAGTTTTTAACGATAATGAAATCAGACTTTATTCGTCCAGATCTGCTATTGGAACCGAAAATTACTTAAGTTTTGGATCATTAACTACAGGAACTCATAACTTTACTTTAAGTACTCAAACAAGTAAAGTTTTATCTCCACAAAAAATATTAAGGAAATTTCCAATTAACGACAAAAATCCAACTTTTTCAGAAACTAAACCTGGAACTGTTGGAATGTTAATTAATGGAGTTGAAATATTAAATTATAAATCTGATGATAAAATATATTATGGTCCATTAGATTCTGTTGATGTTTTAAATGGGGGTAAAGACTACGATGTTATAAATCCACCATTTTTACAAATATCATCAGGAAATGCATTAATTCAACCTGTAGTTGAAGGATCAATAAAGAAAATATACATTTCCCCACAAGACTTTGATATTGACGTTTCAGTAACAGTTAATGTTATCGGAGGAAATGGCAGTGGTTGTTCATTTGAACCTATTTTTGAAAGGAGAAGAAGAGAAATTGAGTTTGATGCAAGACAATTATCTGAGGGTGGTGGACTTGACATAACTAATGAAACTATTACTTTTTTATCAAATCATAACCTTAAAGATGGTGAAATTATCATATATCGACCTGGTAATAATCAACCTTTAGGAATTAATACTTTTAAATTATTAAATATAAGTTCTGGAAATACTTTAAAAAATGAATCTTCATATTATTCAAAATACATAAGCGATACCACAATCCAATTATATCAGTCATTATCAGACTATAATTTAGGAATTAATACAGTAGGATTTACTACAATTGGTGCATCTGGAATACAAAAATTTGCAACTCTCCCTAAAAACAGTTTAAAAGAGATAAAAATATTAAATGGAGGAAAAGGATATACTAATCAAAAATTAATAGTAAATCCAACTGGAATATCTACAGCAAATAACACTATATCTTTTAAAAATCATCAATTTAATGATGGTGAACTAGTAAAATATAGTTATGTCGATACACCAATATCTGGATTATCAACAACAAATTATTATTATGTTATTAAAATTGATGATGATAGTTTTAAATTGTCTGATGCAGGAATAGGTGGCACAGTACTATCAAATTACTTAAGAAAAAAAGTAGTTAATTTATCATCGACTGGTCAAGGGTATCAAATTTTTAATTATCCAGATATTTCTTTAAATATTGAATATTCTACAATTGGATTAGGTAGCACTCAGTTTAAAGGAAAAATTGAAGCTACTCCAATAATTAGAGGAAAGATAAAACATGTATATGTTTATGATGGTGGATCTGACTATGGATCAGAAATAATAAATTTCCATAAAAAACCTTCAATATCAATTAAAAATGGAAAATATGCTCAAATAAATCCAATTATTGTTAATGGAATGATAAAAAAAGCATTTGTTCAATACGGTGGTGACGATTATTACTCTTTACCCGATTTAGTGGTTTCTGGTAGTGGGGTTGGTGCAATTTTAAAACCAATTATTGAAGATAATAAGATAACTGATGTGATTGTTATAAATTCTGGGTATGGATATTCAACTGGAGACACAAAAATATCAGTTACTTCTTCAGGAAGTGGAGTTGTTTTCAATCCTAAAGTAAGATCTCTTAGAATCAATAATAATTTATTGTATGATTAATTCAAAATTTTAATAATAAATACAGTATAAGAAAGATACTACAGGTACAGATTTGTGGCAAATGAAATTATAAGATCATCTTATAATAATTTACAGTATTTTGTTAGTGGATATTCGCAAATAATTCAGGAAAATTTTGGGGAAGATCCTTTAACCCATTCTCCAATTATTGGATGGGCATATGATGGAAATCCAATTTATGGTTGTTATGGATATTCTGATCCAGAAGATAACAATTCCTCAATAAAAAAATTATCTTCTGGATATTCTTTAAATGTTAATAATATTTCAAATAGACCAAGTAGTTTTCCATTAGGATTTTTTATTGAAGATTATAAATTTACAAATTCTGGAGATCTTGATGAATGTAATGGAAGATTTTGTGTAACTCCTGAATTTCCTAATGGTGTATATGCATATTTTGCTACTGCAGTTTTCGATGATAGTGGTAAAGCAGTAGGTCAATTTCCATATTTTATAGGAGATAGATATAGATCAAAATTTGTAGATGAAAATAAATCTTTAGATCAATCATTTGACTTTAACAATTCTAATCTTATTAGGAACACTTTTCCATATAAAATAAGTGATCCATATGCTAATAATGATTTTATTTCAGAATCAAATGAATTTACAAACCAAGTAACTGTAGTAGAGTCAGTTACCTCAGGAACTGTAGAAAATTTTGAAATTGTAAATCCTGGCAAAGAATATAAAGTCGGCGATAAAATAGTATTTGAAGAAGATGAATTAAACGGTGGAGGATTATCCTCTAAAGTTTCAGAAATTTTAGGAAAAAATATTGTAAGTATAGATTCTTCTATTTTAACATACAATGACTCTATTTTTAATTGGCAAAACTCTAGCCAAATTAAAATAAAAGTACTTCCAAATCACAATTTAAGTGATCAAGACTATGTAAATATATCTGGATTTTCATCAACACTAAGTAAATTAAACGGTTTTCATAGAATTAATGTAACTACATATCAATCAACATTAATCAAGGACATTCCTTTATATTCTTCTTCTGGAATTGTCACTGATATATATTTGTCTTACATTCCAGAAAATATTTCTATAGGAAGTAGTTTAACAATAGATGGTGAAACTTTAAAAGTATTAAATATTTTTTCACCTCAAAATATACTGAGAGTAAGTAGAGAAAATACAGGTTCTGCACACACTTCAACAT